CGTCCTCCACGATGGGCAGCCCCCACGTCGTGGGCACGCCGAGCGTGTTGGGGGGGGCCATCAGGTACTGCCCCAGGGTGGCGCTCGCGGCGTTCTCCCGCAGGAGGCGGACCTGCTCGTAGTCCACCGGGTTCATCACGATGCCGGTGGGTGCCAGCTTGCTCCCCGTCCGGATCAGGGTGCGGGCGTGGAACAGCGCGTCCACCTCGTTGAGGGCGCCCTTGGCGAACGTCTGCACGTTCGGCGTGTTCAGGATGCCGAGCAGGTTCTCGCCCGTCCCGTCCCCGGCGAGCACCTGGCGGGACACCTCCTCCCGCACCCCGTCGAGCATCTGGGTGTCGATCACCCCCCGGATGAAGGGGGCATCCGCCAGCATCCGGTTGGTCACCGGCAGCCAGTGCGCCGCCGTGCGCACGTAGGCCGTCACGTTCTGGTAGGTCAGCGTGCTCTCCGGCTTGCGCCCGTCCGTGCCGGTGAGCGCGCTCCCGGTGGCCTCCGCGACGAACGAGACGTTCAGGGTGCGCGCCGTCTGCTGGATGTACTCGATGGCGTCCGACGTGGTGCCCACCCGCGGGATCAGGTCGAGCACGTTGATGAGCTTCGGCAGGATGTCCACGACGGTGCTGCGCACGTCCGTGGGCACCAGCGCCCCGCCGGAGGTGGCCGAGCTGCCGGACAGCGTCGCCTTCCACTCGAGCAGCGAGGTGCCGTCGGCCAGCGGGACGTTGAACTCCAGGCGGTTGAGGCTGGAGTTGAGCAGGCCGCCGTCCTTGACCTCCCGGTACTGCAGGCTGCGCAGGAACTGCTCGCCCGGCGTCACCAAGCGGTGCTTCGTCCCGCCCTGGGCCGGCTGGGCCGGGTAGACCGGCTTGCTGTAGTGCGCCAGCAGTTCCTGGGTCTTCTCCACCAGGCCCAGCCGCTCCTCGTCCGCCTGGATCCAGGCGTGGAGCCGATCGGCCTCCTCCAGCAGGTGCTTCACCCGCTCGAGGTCGGCGCCGGCGAGCGGCGCGGCCCCGGGGGCCAGTGCGCGCTGCTCGATGCCGGAGGCCTCTTCCAGGCGGCCCTTGGCCTCCTTGCGCTTGTCCTCCAGGGTCATGTTGGGGCCGAGTTCGGTCACGGTCGCGGTCATGGCGTCGTCACTCCGTACAGGCGGCCCAGCTCGCGCAGGCGGGCTCGGCGCAGGTGGGCGTCAACCAGACCGGCCGTTTTCACTGGCGCCGGGCCGTCGGTCTCGGCGGGGTTCTCGGCAACGGTGGGCGGGCTGGTGGCCAGCCGGAGCAGCTCGGCGGCGTCGGCTTCCGCGTCGGCGCGCAGGCGCTCCAGGGTGGCCAGGGCGGCGTCGGAGAGCTTCCGCCCTTCAGATAGCCGCCGCTGGGCGACGGCTTTCGCCTGGCCCAGGGCCGCTTTGCGGTGGTCGTCGTAGACGGCGAGCAGGGCCTCTAGCGAGAGCGTCTCGTAGTCCGCCGACTTGACGGCGGTGACGGTGGCCGCGGGGTTGAGCGGCAGCGCCACAAGGCTCACCTCCAGGAGGTCTACCGCCTTGAGGGTGCGGACGCCGGCCTTCTCGTCCCGGTCGAAGTCCCGGGGGATGAAGCCGATGGAGAAGCTGTCGAGGGCGCCGTCGGCCAGCAGCTGGTGGACGTCCTGCCCGAGGCGGGTCTTGCTGATGCGGAAGCGGCCGAACAGGCCCTGCTCATCCTCTCGGAGTTCTGCGGCCGTGCCGAGCACTTGGCTGGCGTCGTGGGCATAGAGGAACCGGACGCGATGACCAGACGTGAGGGTCTTGGTGAATGCGCCCTTGGAGATCTGGTCAGATCCGAGGTCCAAATCCCAGGTACTGGCGTAGCCCGAGACTTCCCATGCGTCGCCAACAGCCTTCACGTCGGTGACCTGGTGAGGGACACCGAACGCGACGGACTTGTTCTCGTATGTGGTCATGCTGCCGCCCACCCAACCTGGTAACTGGTAAAATCGCGGGCAGCAGAGTGCCCCCGCGACGCTGGTACGTCCGGGGGCGTGGCGCCCCGCCCCAAGGAGGCGAGATGCACCCCCAGTTTACCTGTGCCCACTGTGGCGCCGTCTTCTCTCCGGGCTCTCCCCGCTCGAAGAAACTGGGGCCGCCGAAGTACTGCACCCGCGCCTGTGCTGCCCGCGATACCCTCGTGGAGCGTGCGGCCAGGATGCGTAGCCAGCCGGATGAGCGGGTGTGCGTCACCTGCGGCGCCGCCTTTTTGGCGGCGAAGCCGAGTAGCAGTCAGAAGCACTGCGCGCGCGCCTGTGCCGTGCGCGCCAACGCGGCCGAGCGGGCCAAGCCCAAGGCCGAGATCATCTGCCGAGGCTGTGGGCAGGTGTTCCTGGCCTTCCCCTATCTGCGGGGGCGGAAATGGTACTGCTCCAAAGCCTGCGCTCCCGGACCGCCCAGGAAAGCGAAGTCCGGGGGGCGGGTCACCGTGCGGTGCTGCACATGTGGGGTGGCCTTCGACGTCTGGCGCTACCGCGCTCAGCACTCCGGACGCTACTTCTGCTCCCCGGCCTGTAAGGGCGTCTCCCAGGTTCGGCGTCCGCCGCGGAGCTGCACCGTCTGCGGGAGGCTGTTCAGGCCGCAGAAGTCGCAGGTGGACGCGGGGCAGGGCAAGTACTGCTCGATCCCGTGCCGGAGCGTCGGGGTCGCCAACATGGCGAACTACGGCCGCTTCGGCTACCGCTACCGCCAGTGGCGGCTCGCCGTACTGAGCCGCGACGGACGTACCTGTCAGACCTGCGGCGCCACCGGCGTGCTGTTGCACACCCACCACATCAAGGACTGGTGGCACCACATCAATCTGCGCTTCGAGGTCAGCAATGGGACGACCTTGTGCAAACCGTGCCATGACGCCTTGCATGGCACGCTGCCCCACGCCGCCGGCCCTGTACACGAAAAACGGCCCTCCTGAAGAGGGCCGCCGGGGGCCGCTGGCCTCAGTATACGCCCTTGTCTAGTCCCGCTTCGCCTGCTGCCCGCAGTTGCGGCACTTGACGCTCCAGGGCACCCCGAAGTATTCCCCTTGCTTCTTGCCGCAGTGCTGGCAGCGGGGGTCGGTGTCCACCCGCACGTCCTGCCCCTTGTGGCCGCTCACCAGCACCGCCCGCAGCTCCTGCACGGCCGCCGCCGCCGGTCGCTTCACGTCTGCCCCTTCCAGAGCCGGTTCCAGGCCGCCGGCCACTTCCAGTAGTGCCGCTTCAGGGCGAAGCGGCCGGCCACGTCCGCGGCCAGCGCCCGGGCCAGCCGGTCCCGTTCGGCGGGGGCGTCCAGCAGGTAGCGCAGCCCCGTCTCCCACTCCCCGGCGGTGGACGCGAGCCAGCCCGTCTGCTGGTGGGTGAGGGTGTGCCGGTAGACCGTGGGCGAGGCCACGACGGCGGCGCCGCTTACGGCGTACTCGAACGCTTTGATGCTCGACTTTGAACGGTTAAACGGCGTCTCCTGGAGCGGGCAGCAGCCAATGTCCAGGCCCACCAGGCCCTTGGGGTAGTCGTCCGGGTGCAGCCAGGGCACCCGCACCAGGCGCTCCGCAGGGACGTGCTGCCGGACGACGGGCGGGTCGTGGCCCATCACGGCGAAGGTCACGTCCGGGTAGGCCGTCGCGATGTGGCCCCACGCCACGGCCATCTGCTCGAGGTCGGCGTCCGGCCGGTTGCCCCCCGCCCAGCCGATGGTGGGGCCCGGCAGGGCGCGCTGCACCCCCGCCTGCTGGGCCCGGAACCACTCGGCGTCGATGGCGTTGGGCACCACCTCCACCGGCGCGGCGGTGAAGCGGCGCACGGTGCTGGCGAGGTACTGGGTGGAGACGGTCACCCCGTCGCACATCCGGAGCACCCACTGGCTGGCCTCGCGGTCGGCCTCCAGCTCCCGCCGCGACTTCCCCGGGGCGACCCGGTTGAGCTGCTGCTCGGTCACGAACGGGGTGAACAGGTCGTCGTCCGCCTCGAAGAACAGCTTGATCCCGGCCCGGCGCCACCGCTGCAGGGTCGCCTTGGCCCCCGGGCGCTCGAACCAGTGCCAGGCCAGCCGGCAGAGCACGATGGCCTGGTAGCCGCCCAGGGGCACCCGATCGAAGTTGGGGTCGCGCACGAAGACCCAGTCGCAGGGGTAGCCGTGCAGGCGCAAGAAGGCCGTCGGCTGCCACACCCGCCACATCGAGCACCCCGAGGCGTCCCCCACCAGGGAGAGCACCCGCGGGCCGACGAGCGGCGCGTCCAGCAACGGGTCCAGCCGGGGGCGGGTGAGCGTGGTCACGCCCCGTCTTCCACGATGGGGATCACCCCGAGGCGGCAATTCGGATGCGCCAGCCCGGGCTTCTCTGCGAGCGGGACGATCTTGCCGTTCCGGGCGGCGCAGAAAGCGTCGGTGTCCTCGTGCTCCACCAACTGCACCCGCTCGACCATCCCGGTCGCCGCATAGCGGTCGTAGCTGGCGTGGAGGGCGGCGTTCGCGGTCTCGGTCTTGGCGATGGTCTCCGCCCGACCCCGCCAGGTGTCCAGGTAGAGGCCCGCGATGCCCCCGAAGCCGTCCGCCGCCACGCCCTCGGCCACCTGGAAGGCAGAGTAGCCCCGCTTCTGGCCCTCTTTGAGGACGTCCCGCAGCTGGTCGCGGGTGCTGGCGTCGATGCGCACCACCTGCTCGGCGGCCAGGGCCAGCTGCTTGCGGGTGGCGGGGGCGTCTAAGCGGAACTCATCCGGCGTGAGGAAGGGGAAGACGCTCTGGAGGAGCTGGTGCACCGCCTCCAGCATCCGGAGGTACCGGGGGAACAGGATGCGGGCCAGGCGCCCCTGCTCCTCCTCCGGGTCGTAGACGTCCTCGACGTCCACTCAGCCCTCCCGCTTCGCCGCCGCCATGACGCGCTCGGCCTGGCCGGCGAAGTACGCCTCGAGGTCTTGCTCCACCAGCGGGCGGTTGAGCGCCTGCAGCACGGCCAGCAGCTCGGGCACATAGGCCAGCGACCGCTGCTTCTGCTCCAGCGCCTTCTGGCCCGGCGGGCCGTCCGCGTCGTCCTGCGCCCCGGGCGGCCCGCCGCGCGCCGCCGCGGTGGCCTTCAGCAGCTCCATGGGGTCTTGGGCCTCGCCCAGCCCGTCCGGCAGGGGGTCGAGCCCCACCTCGGCCCGGGCCTCGTCCTTGGTGACCCAGCCCTTCTCCACGGCCACGCTCAAGCGGGCGTACCGCTCGTCCATGTCCTCCTGCAGGGCCCGCACGTCGTCCAGGTCGTACTTCAGCCGGACGGCGGGGTCGGCGTCGAAGTCCGGCCGCAGCAGCTGCTTGGTCAGGGTGGCGGCGTCGGCCCGCCAGAGGGGCACGATGGTCTGCTCGTACAAATGCTCTTGCGCCGCTTCCATGTTGTTGTAGATGGTGTGCTCGAGCCCGGCCGAGAGGCCGACGAGCATGGCGGGGACGCCCAGCACGGCGCAGATGCGGGTCTCGGGGATCTGGTGGGCCGCCTTGAGGTCGAGCTGCTGGGGGTTGAACCCGATCTGCTGCAGGGTGGCCCCGTTGCCGAGCACCGCCAGGTGCCCCCGGTTGGCGCCGCTGTACGCCTCCCGCAGCCGGTCGCGGATCGCCTCCGCCTGCTCCTCCGTCAGCACCGGCCCCGGCGGCACGGTCACCGCCAGACTGCTCACCGCGAAGTTCCGCAGCAGGTCGTCGGTGAAGCGGGTGGCCTCCTCGTCGCTGGAGATCTCCCGAAGCAGGCGCCGCAGGTTGGAGAGCCCCTTGCGGTGGTCGGCGTCGTCCACCCCCAGGCGGAAGTGGATGACGTCCCCCACGGGCACCTCTTCGTGCTTGCCCTTGCCGTTGTCGTAGACGTAGTGCGAGATGAACACCCCGGCGGCGGCGTCCTCGTCGCTGGTCTCCGGGCTCATCTGCGACGGGGAGATGGGCCACAGCTGCACCACCTCGCCCGCCCTATTCCGGATCTTCCGGAGGTAGGCGTTCCCGTCCACCTGCTTGCAGTACTGCACCCAGAAGCTCAGCTCGGGCCCGGACAGCGAGGGGTGCGGGTCGGCCAGCAGCGCCATGAGGCGGTGCTCTTCCAGGAACTGCTCCGTGCCGTCCGCCTGCAGCCGATAGACCTTGGGCGGCGCCTCCTGGAAGGCGTAGCAGATCACCTTGAGGCAGGCGTAGACGGCGCTGTTCCCGGCGGCGGTGTACCCCCCGAACACCTGGGTGAGCAGGGGGTTCCAGTAGTCGCCCGCCGCGTCGGGGTACGACCCGGGGGAGAAGACCAGGGAGCGCAGCTCGGGGGGCGCCGCCGGCGGCGGGGCGGCGGCCTTCGTCTCGGCGGAGAGGCCCCAGAAGGCGTTCCAGGCGCCGCGGAGCGGGTTCTGACCGGGGGTAGCAATCGCCACGGACAACGGCCCTCCTCCGGCGTTGAGGGCCGCTCGCCGGAAGGGGGCCGCTGCGCTCAGTATACGGACGTCAGAACACGAACTGGGTGGGCTGGGCGGCGCCGTGCCACGCGAGGGCCAGGGCCATCACGCAGTCGTCGTGGACGCCCTCCGGGGCGCTGTACCGCAGCGTCCCGCTGGGCAGCCGTTCGGCCTGGAAGGCCAGCAGCTCGTTGACGAGGTCGGGGTCGTCCAGCACCCGCAGCTCCTCCCGCTCGAAGGCCAGCGCGAGCGCGTCGATCACCAGCAGCTTGCTCGCGTTGGTGGTAAGGAACGGGTGGACGGGCAGGTTCAGCCGCTGGAGGTCTTCGACCAGCGGGACGCCCATCGAGTTCTGCTCGACGTAGATGGCATCCGGGCGGAACCGCTCGTAGAGGGCCTGCAAGCGGCCCTTCTGGATCACGTAGTCGATGCGGTTGAACCGGTCGAGGGCGACCACCTCGCGGGTCGTCGCGTCGATCACGCAGAGAACTGACCAGTCGACCAGTTTTCCCCAGTCCACGCCGACGACGTAGCGGTGCCCCGGGACCGGCCCGGGCTGGGGCGTGGCGGTGGCCGCCTGGCGCACCTTCCTAAATACGCCGCCGGAGTCCTCCAAGAACTCGGCGAGCCACTCCTGTCGGTACACCCGCTCCGACACCCGCTGCTGGGCCAGGGCCGCCGCCCGGGCGATGGTGGGCATCGGGTTCGCCGTCGAGGGCGCCGTAAAGGCCGCCTGCTCGCCGTCCATCTGCGCCCGCCCCCGCTCCCACTCCCGCCAGAACCAGTTGCGGCCCATGGGGGTGGAGATGAGGATGGCGTCCCCGGCGTAGTCCGCCAGGGTGGGCATCACCACCTCCGACCACGTCGCCTCGGCGATGCGGGACGCCTCCTCGAGCACCACGAGGTGGAAGGCCTCGCCCCGCAGCCCGACGTCGCTGTCCGCCGAGTACACCCCCAGGAAGCCCGTGGTGGCGGGGAACTCCACCGTCCGGTCGGCCCGGGAGACGAGCACGCTGCCCTCCCGCACGAGGCCGCCGACCGAGGACTCGACCCAGCGCCAGATGGGCCGGGCGTTCTTGTAGGTGGGGACGACCCAGGCCACCCGGCCCCCGTCGTTGCCGGCGGCCAGGGCGATGGCCCCGGCCATGACGGTCTTCCCCCACCGCCGGCCCATCGCGATCACCTTCGTCTTCGCCGGATGGGTGGCGATGGCCCACTGGTCGGGGCGGAGCCGGGGAAGGTAGAGGTCGCTCACCCCCGCAGCTCTCGGGGCCCGTCCTCGAGCGGCGCCAGCGCCCGGATGCTGTTCCGGTAGTCCACCGCGCGGATCTCCACCTCGTGGCGCTGCTCCATGGGGCCGCCGCCGGGGCCGCTGTGCTCCACCCGCTGCGGCGCCGTGCCCTCGGTGCGGTCGGCGATCCAGGCCGCCGCCCGCAGATTGCCGGCGCAGGCCTGCTTCACCAGCACCTCCGCAATGCGCTCCTTGTTGCTAAGCGCCTGCCCGTTGTAGGTGCGCTCCAGCTCGGCGCGCAGGAACTCCGACAGGGCGGCCCCTTTTTTGGGCCGCCCGCGCCGGTTGCCGTATGTGTTCCCACTCTGAAAAACCATGTGTTATTCCGCGCGCTCAGCATACGCC